GACCATAAATTTGTTTTTCATATGTGGCTAAACTTTTAGTTGGAAGAGTAGCAGTATCACAAAGCAAAGATAATCGTTGTCTCATCCGTTGTGCACCTGGTAATTCAAATGCAGGAGGCTTATTAAGTGTTACCAAATATTTGTCATTAAAAGCAATTCCACCACTATTAAGAAGCGTAGATTTGATTGTATCTGGAGAAAATGATGGCATTAGTAATATCTCCTACTGTCTTTCCAAACTGTTGTTTTGGATTCTTTTTGAAATCGTTCTACTGGAAGAAAGATTGCTATCTCCCATTCATCCGCATCTACACGGACTGTATTTGAAACTACATGATCTCCTAGATATCTTTTGACACATGGTACTGCCCTTCCATATCTTTTGAGAGTGTTGTATGCAAGATTAAGTCTTGTTGTCTTATCATATTTGGCATTGCTAGCAAATTGGTTTAGTTGATCCATTAAAATTGCTCTATCTCTCGGTGGTATATAGTGGAGGTTTATTCCATAAAATCCACCTTTTGCTTTTTCAAAAGGAAAGACTAAGGGGTACATATCCCAATAGGGTAATTTCTTAGCCCATTTTGGATCATACTTATAGAAAAACATCTTACCAAGTGCAACACTATCATCAGGCTGTTTTTTCAGAAGTTGGGTGGGGGTTATTGCCCCCATCCGTGCACTTGCTGATGCTTGTTTTACCTTTTCCTTAAACCAATCCCCTGCTGCTCTTGCTTTTGCTCCAGCAGTACTTGTTTTAATTGCGGTTTTGAGTTTATCAAGAAACCCTTCTTGTATTTCTCGTGGTAGTTCTGCCATAATAATATTTAGTTAAAAAGTTTCAAGTCCTTCTCTGTTAGAATTTTCCAAGTCCAATTTTTATCTATACAATATGCTGATGCTGCTTTCCATTTTGCTTCATTAACTCCCCAAGTTTTGACTTCTTTGATGAATCTCCTTCTTCTTTTGGGGTCTTTAGGTGGAGTTGTTTTTGGTGGTATGGTTTGTGCTTTAGGTTTTATTTCTATTAATGTTTCTTTGATTTGACCATCCGCACCTAATATTCTAAGCCAAAAATCTGGAAAGTATCTATGCCTTTTCCCATCAATTGGGGAGCGGTATGGTATTATCACTTCTTCGCTCGACCATCTTATTACAGACTCAGTATGGTCACAATAGCGCATAAATCTAAGTTCCCAGAGAGACCGATAGATAATTTTTCGCCAATCTCCCTTGTATTTGGATATATTTTTGGGTTTAAATCTTCCTTTATAACTCATAGTATAAATATGTAGTAAGCATATATTCTATTAATAGGAGAAAAGATGGCGGGATCACGATTATGGAAATTCCCTTTAGATTTAGATAGTAATACAAATGAATATCCTCATCGAATAACTTTTCAGGCATTAAAGAGTAGAAATACTTCTACTTCACCAGCTCCAGGGTCAATGGTTGCATTATATCTTCCTCCAGATGCCCTGAAGGCAGCATATTCACAATCTTATGGAGATGTGGACATGGGATCATTAGGAATAGCTATGGCTGGTGTAGATAGAGAACAAGCTCAAAATTTAGTAGGTGCCGCTTTGAGTGGTGAGGGGGTGGGAAAAGCTTTAGAAGGATTGAAGGATAAAACAGGTGCGAATATAGGTTCATCCCTTATGGCTGCAGCAGCTAAAGAAGGAATGGCAAAAATGGGAGGACCGGCGGGAACCGCGGTTACTGCATTGGCGAAAAAGGTAGGAGTAATAATGAATCCCCATAAGGCGATGATTTATCAAGGACCAGGAGGATTTCGGACTTTCTCTTATACTTTTACTATGTCTCCAGAGAGTTTAGCTGAAGCTGACGTGGTGAAAAATATAGTCTATTTTTTTAAATATCATATGCATCCTGGAATTGCAGGAATTGTACCTTCTCCTGGTGGTCCCCACGGCGAACAGTTTGCACTAACAGGCGAGGGGGCGAATATTAATACTTCAGCCGCTCTTACTTATCCAGAAGAATTCGAAATTAAAATGTTAATTAATAGAGCTTCATCGAGGATGGGAACAAACCCCCCTTTATTTAATATTGGAAAATGTGTTATGGAATCCTTTAATGCAGATTATAGTACTTCCGGTGGCCCTGCCTTTTTTTCTGATGGTGGTGAACCAGTAACAACCACTATAAGTCTTGGATTTAAAGAAACAGTTCTTATGACTAAACAAATGATAAGAAAAGGATACTAATATGTCAGAATATTTTTCTAATTTTCCTAGAATACTCTATGATATTGAAGGTAAAAATTCTACTACTCCAGAGCATATTGTTGCAGTAAATCTTATGATTCGACAAAAATTTAGGGATGCTATTAAGGAAGAAATTTCTATGTATTATCCCTATGTCATTCCAGAGGAAATGAGCAGGCCAGATGTTCTTGCATTTAATATCTATGGTGATGTAAAATATACATGGACTATTTTTATGGTTAATAATATACTTGATCCTTATTGGGAATGGCCTATGGATAGTAAGAACTTTGGAATGTATTTAAGTAATAAGTATGGTTCAGTTGACACATCAAAGATTACTCTTCATCATTATGAACAAATTATTCATTCTAGAACAGAAGTAACAGGAACTGCAGACTCAATTCCAGAGAGAGCAGTAGAAATAGATTATACTACTTATCGCGCGGTGGGGGAAGATAATAGAAAAATAGTATACGCGTATGAATATGAAGTTGATAAAAATGAAGCAAACCGTTCAATTAGTCTTGTTGATGCATCATATATTTCTGGTGTATTGGATGAGACAAGACAATTATTTAGATAATAATAATGGCAGGAACTTTAACAGATAAGGAAAGAAAGTCCGCTTATAACCCTAAAACGCCAGGAATGTTTCCTGGTGATTATAAGGTTACAAAGTGTAGACTTATCTCTCCGACTAGGGGCGCGGATAATCCAATAGACCTTCAAAAAGATGCTTCAGCATGGCAAGAAATTAATTTTTATGAGGACTTGTATAGTCCTATAGTTTCTGGAGATATTACAATTCAAGATGGGGTTGGATTGATTGAATCAGTTCCTATTGTTGGAGAAGAGGTTTTAGAAATATCTATGGCTACGGCTGGCGCCGTACCATCACCAATAGGAAGTCCAGCAGGATCTGAAGCTGATATTGATGTTAAGGATTTACCAAATTTAATTATTAATAGATTTAGGATTTATAAAGTTGATCCACCAGTAAAAATTAATGACAATTTTCGGTCGGTTAAATTATATTTTGTGTCTGATGCTCAAATTACAAACATGATGGTAAAGGTTCAAAAGACTTATCCAACCGCAGAATTAACATCTTATAAAAAACCAGAAAATCCCTTAGAGGATAAGACATATACTATTGCAGATATGGTGAGGGATATTTTTTATGATGCATTTTTAGGAAAGAAAAAACCAGCAAATCATCGACCAACATCTAAGAATTTATTAGTGGAACCGACTAAGGGAGTTTATTCAGCATGTATTCCTAATTGGACTCCATTTAAGGCTATCAATTTTTTAGCCACTAGAGCCCTATCAGCCAATCCTTATTCTAAAGGTGCTAATTTTGTATTTTATGAAACTCTAAAGGGATTCAGATTTGTAGCTATTGAAACACTTATGCAGGGTGGATTTCGAGGATATAAGATGACGCAAGATTTTCCTACAAAGTTTAAACATTATAATACTTATAAAACTGAAAGTGATGCGGGGGGAGCAAACACCGCCTTTATACCAGTTTATGATGGAGGCTCAGAACCTGGGGCAGAACCATTTACTCCTCTTATTGGAACAGCGGGTAAAAAACCATTTGTTGCAGTATATGTTCACAGGCCTGGAAATTTAGATACTGTAAGTGAAGCAGAAAAAAGATATTCCGTTACAGAGTTTCATGTTGTACATACTTTTGATACAGTAAGAAATCTTGGACTTGGAATGTATGCTAATAGAGTTCTTACTCATGATTTAGTTCGGATGAAATGGTCAAAAAATGATTTTCATTATGTAAACCCTGAAGAGACAATAAGTTTTGTTGACGCGACTACTGGTGCAGAAACTATACGGCCCAATCCAGATAAACCAGCTAAAGAAGAGAATACTTCAGAAGATGATTTTTTCAAGGCAGACCCAGGCAAAGTGTGTTCAAATGCAGCAGATATGCTTGGAAAGCCAGAAACTTATACTTCCCTTTATCCATCAAATAAGGGAATATATTTTAAATTTGCAAAGGGAATTAGGTCTACGGCATTCATTGATAAAGAAGGAGATCTTTCTCCAGGTGGAGATTTTGAAGCACAGACTGTACATGGTGGACCTCCATCAGATAATCCAAAAGAAACAGAAAAAAGAGTTGAAGAATGGTTAGGACAAAGAACTTCACAAAAAAGACAATTAGAAACTATTAAACTTCAATTTAGTGTACCAGGCGATTCAGCAAGAGAGGTGGGAGATTTAATATGGTTTCAATATCCATCAGAAAATCCAGAACCAATGTTGGGAAACAAGCCTGTAGAACCTCATAAGTATTATAGTGGAAAGTATTTAATTACAGCATTAAAGCATAAACTTACGGGTTCAGAATATACTATCCACATTGAAGCAATTAAGGATGGATACAGGTCTCAAATTTCACCCAATTTTGGCTTGGTAAATCCAGTGATACAATCCCCAGATGGAGTAGGAGTGGCGAGTGGCAACTAATTTTATGGGAAAAGATGGGTTTATCTGGTGGCAAGGAGTTGTTGAAGACCGCCATGATCCACTCTTTTTAGGCAGATGTAGAGTCAGAATTCTTGGATGGCATACTGAAAATAAATCTGAAATGCCAACGGAGTCTCTTCCTTGGTCATTTCCAATTCAACCAATTACATCAGCGGCACAAACTGGAGTAGGAACCAGCCCAACTGGTCCAGTAGAAGGAACGTGGGTTGTTGGATTTTTTAGAGATGGAGATGCTGCACAAGAACCAGTTTTCTTTGGTACTCTTGGTGGAATTCCAGAAGACCAAGCACCAGACCCTTCTAAACAAATAGGATTTGCGGACCCAAGAATAGAAAAACCAGATGAAGAACACCCATATGTTTTATCCAACAAAAGGCTCTTGTCTTATGATGTAGATGCAGATGCGAGAGTTCCTAGAGCTCCAAAACTTGTTAGTCATTTTTCTGGTGCAGATAAAATTGATGTAACAAAAGAATCTACAAAAAATGAAACAACTAAAATAATGTCAGGGATTATGGGGGATAATCCACAAATTCAAGTTGTAGTAGAAGAGCATGGAAGTCGGTCAGCATATCCAGACATAAACTTCATGTATGAACCAACTACTCCACGTTCTGCTCGGGGTATCTATGGTAATTTTAATGAGGTATCCGGCCCACTTAGTAAGTATGGACTCATCAATCAAAAGAAGAAATGGAGACAAGCACTTGGTGCAGGGTTTGGTGTAGCAGAAAACACTAAAGATAAATGGAATGAACCAGATCCAGAGGCAATGTATGGAGCAAGATATCCATACAATCATGTAACACAATCAGAGAGCGGTCATCTTATTGAAATGGATGACACTCCGAGTAAGGAAAGATTACATTGGTATCATAGGTCAGGAACATTTACAGAAATAGGTTCTCTTGGCCACAGAATTACTAAGGTGGTTAGTGAAGACTTTAAGATTAATCTTATGAATGATTATCATAGGGTAGTTGGAAGTAAGTATGAGAACATTGCTGGGAAATTAGATATTGTTTCTCAGAAATATTTTCATAAGGTAAAATCTGGTGTGTTTAAAGTGGAGGCTCAGGGAGATATTATATTTGACAATCCTACTGCGGATTTTACAGTCAATTCTAGGGGTATTACTCTTGATGCAGCTGGTGGTGCTATTGTCATAAAAGGAAGAAGTATTTCTATTGAAAAGGCGACAGCTGCAAGTACTGAAAATACTAAAGGGAGTGAAACTAAGAAAGTAGGAGGAAAATATTCTTTACGTTCTGGATCTATGGCTTTGTCTTCTAGAGGAACTTCTGGAATTACTTCAGGTGGTGCTATCAATTTTACTGCTACTGATAATATTCAAGAATCTGTAATGAATTTGGTAGGTGGGGTGATGGGAGCTCCAGCCCGCTCATTCAAAGCTGCGTTTGGAGATATTTTATTTGAAACTACTCTTTTAGGGGGAGTTGATTTAAATGTTGGACCTGCGGGATTATTAGGATCTATTTCAATAAGTAAACTTGGAGAAATTACAATAAAGGGCGCTGGTGGATTATCAGAAATAACTTTAGGGTTTACGGGAATTGAATTATCATATATGGGATTGTCAACCATATCACTGGGACCTAGTGGAGTAGAGGTTTCTGGATTGAAAGCTACAGTGTCAGGAACGGTTTCTGCTGCACTTGAAGGTGTGACAGCAAGTGTAAAGGGAACTGCTACAACAAAGGTGGAGGGAGCTTTAGCAAATCTTGAAGCATCTGGAATAGCAACCGTTAAAGGTTCAGTAACAATGATTGGATAAAGGAAAATATTATGGGTGTACCAGTAGTGGTATTTGTAACAGCAAATTCAAATGATTCAAATACTGCCAATAGTTATGGTAAGGATCATTATGGTGAAGTATTTAATGACAAGGTTCCTCAATCTGGGAAATATGGAACTGACTCATCAACTCCTGAGGATTTGCGTGGAGAATTTCAAGTAGATGTATATGACTTGGAAAGGTCCATAACTGGTGTACAACATTTATATTCAAATAATGATCCAATTGTTGGTTCTACCGTTTATAGTACTGCATATTCTACTCGGTCTACTTTAGGCACTTTCCCATTAGGAGGAGGTGGATTTGAACAAATGGAATTTAATACTGGAGATAATACCTCATCTATTTCGGGCCAAACATCTGGAGCTGGAACGTTTCATAATTATGTAGCATTTGCTAATACTGGAAATGGGAATAATATTAGTTATAGTGTAACTGGTGTGATAAATCCTACTGGTTCAGCAGGTACTTCACATGGGCCGACTACGGCATATAATAGTTCTACACCTTTTGCGAATATTGAATTTGATTGTTCACATACATCATGTTCATTGAAAGCATCATCTGGAATTATAGTTTGGACACCAACTGCGGGTGGAGGTCATGGGGGCTCAGCTGGTACGGCTCTTGCTAATAATGTAACTAAGGGAATTTTTGCTCCGGAGTATGTGGATACCTACAATCAAGAGCAGGAAAACTGGACGCATACTTTTTCACCTATAAACAGTGAGTCGCGAGGTGGAGGGTACACTCGGGCGGGATTCTTAGAGAGAGCGTGGAGTTCAAACGGTGCAGGAGAACTTACCACTTATACTGGTTATTATGGTGGCAGAGCTGAAATGTGGTATCCAGGATTATCATATTCAAATGAAACCCCTAGCGGAAGTATGGTAGAGTCTCATAGAGGCTCAATAATTTTTAAGGTTATGCCAGATACAGAACACACTATGACAGCAAATATGGTTACAACTACTGTAGGAGTATCAAGTATATCAGTTAGTGCGCATGGTTCTAGTATAGGTTCTAGTGGACCACAATCGGGTTCTCCTACATCATCTGGAGCCCCAATTGCTACACACTCACGGGTAACTGTTACTACTAGTGCTGCACATAAAATGACAGATACACAGAATCAAGTAGTAATTGCTGGAGGAACAAATATTACTCATGTAAATGGGTTATGGAATGTAGCAACAGTTCCTTCTACAACTTCATTTACCTATGATGTTCCATATAGTTCAGCCAGCACGACTTCTGTTACTGGAACTCTTACTTGTGTGACTTTTGATGGAATTGATAAAACAGGTGCAATAGTAAAATCTGGGTCTAGTGTAGTAGGAGAAATTGTACATGGAGGCAATGCTGGAAATAATAAAGTTATTTTAAGGGGGGATGTAAGTCTTAGTGGATCTCATACTATTCATTCTAATTCTACATCTACTTCAATAGCGACAGTTAATTTTACTGGAAGTCGAACATATAAATCAATGTTTCATGATGCTGGATTAGAATTAAATGAGACTACTGGAGCGATTACCAGTAATGGAACTTTTGATGGAATTAATGATAAAGGACTAAAACAATTAGATGGTTATTTTCCTAAGTATAAGAATGGGAGAGATTATGCAGTTAATCAA